TTAGGGACCTGACACTAAGTATCCTCGCAAAATTAGGACTACACACTCTCGCCAGAGTGCTCAACCTCTCACTACTCACTTAGTGTTTTGGGTGTGGTGATACACCACGGTTTTTCAGGCAACCGCACTTAGAAATTGGGACCTTAGAGTAAAATCACCATTTTATACTCTCATAGACAATTAGTCTATTAGAGCACAAATGTTTTGTGCAAACCTCTAAGGTTAATTAATAAGACTAAGTTGTCTGCGCCGTTCAAGCGCACCTGACGATCCCCATCAGGATTTAAACCGGGATAGTTGTCCTGAAATACATTACAGGCGCTCCCGTGAAGAAGTGTAAACTGAAATCTTCTGCTGCTGCACAATAGAAATCATAGTGCGTCTGAGAATTATTTGATGTCAGCGAAGTTGTGGATAGCTGAAACCCGTCACCTTCTTCATCGTAACTGGTTAAATCAGCCTGTTTGGACGCCACGAATCGTGTGCGTCTCTGAAATGGGGATTCCCACTCCAAAACGGGGTTTACTGCCGAATAAGTTACGGCACATCCCGATTGACCGGATAGTTTGTCTATTTGATTATCTCTTAGATACTTATTATAATTATCCCGGTCTATAAGAGATTTCTTATCTGTCCAACCCACTCCTCCTTCAATTCGATCCACTCGAAATGTAGTGTTTGTGGGGAAGGTAGAAGGATTGCTATAAATAACTTTCCATATGATACCACCGCGTCTACCGGTGAATGCTGGTGCAAGATAATTCAATAGAGTCATCTCACCATAGTTATATGAGGCACCACCTCCTACAGAGTAAATTGCCCCTGGAGCGTAACCAGCATAATAAGGGAATAGTCTCGATGTGAGAGTCCACTTATAAGTGTTGCTTGGGTACTCATTGCCTAATACAGCAGCCATGAAGCAAATATTATATCGCTTCAACAATGTGCGGAATGATTTGATTGATTCACCATAGAATACTTGAGAATAGTAATCTACTTCTGGAACTTGAGCAGCCATCTTAACCTCTACTTCTTCTTGTATCGGTTTGGATGGTTCCCCTGTCGATTCTAAGTCTCCACATGCAACCGTCTCGTCGATCGCTGCTAAACCCATTTGTGGCTCTAGCATGGTAGCTTTGTTCTGTCTATAGGAACGTGAATTCTCATCTACATCAAAATAGTAATAGGCGGATGTAACATCAGTTGGATTTCTAAATTCGATATCATCCCCTGCGCACACAAACACATTCACCTTGATGTCATTATCCACATCAGAATTTGGGGTAGTTAAGTTATTCAACACGTACACGCGAAGTAAGCCATTGGCTTTCGATAATGGTACTGCTGATGCTCCCGGAGATGGATTTGTCTTAAAATGCTTATCAAATGGCACATAAGTCTTCCCATCTATAAATGATCCAGGTACCACTGTTCGCAGAAATGGCTCCTGCGAACCCCATCCTACTTCTACTGTGAAATCTTTCTCTTCTGCAATATCTAGGATGTGGGTATAGTTCGTATTGAACTCATCAGTCTGAAATCCATGTGGATCATAAACTACCTTTATTCTTCCTTTGTGGAAATTGGATGCAACAACTTGAAACCTATATTTCATTGAACCACGCCAATGTGTAAATGGCGCTGATGCATAACCGCAAGCGGTAAAATGTATCTCATCTGGTCCTGGTTTCATCACATAGTCCCACATACATGGTGTGACCCATGTTTCGAACAATAGACTATCAGGTGCTTCCGAAATTCCCCATGGAAACTGCGTTAAATAACTTTCTCGTGTCGCTATTGACGTTATCTCCAATTCATCAGTACCATCAAGACCCACTACTCGTGGATCTACGGTCGCTTCTTGTTTAGAATCTACTGTCAATTTGGCACACGTATCTACTCCATCACACACAGCAAAAGTTCC